CATTAAATGACCACGATGTTTCAATCGTAACGGTATTAGGTATAACAACCACTCTCACAAAATCATATGTCCCATCTACTCTAATAAATTCACTTCCTTGTCCTCCGGTGTATATTCTTGGACTTGCACTATTTGTTGGTGCATATACCATGAACATATCTGGTGTTGTGAATGAATTATATGTGAATAAAAACGACCCATCTTGACCATTCGCATTTATATTAATGATATATTCGATTGGTGTTGATGAAAATGTTCCCTGGATAACGGTATCACAACCACTAACTGTTGCTGGAACAGCACAACCAGCGATAAAATTAAATACGGTTTCTGTTTCGTCACTTGTATATACTCTAACTCTAATTAATTGTTCTTGGGCTCCGATAAATATTTCGGCAGATCCCGTTTCTCCAGTAAAAACATAAGGAGTTTCTTGTGCCGTATATGGGGAATAAACTTCAAAAACATCATTAAATCCATATCCTGTATATTGGAAAGTAAATATTGCGTCTCTTCCCGTATTGTTTACATCTATTATGTAATCAATCGGTGCATTCGAATAAAATCCCGTTACAAGTTGGTCACATACAAACAACGGTGTTGGTGTTGGGGTGGTTGTTGCTGTCGGTCTTGGTGTTCTTGTTGGTGTCGCTGTTGGAAATGGTGTTCTTGTTGGAGTTGAGGTGATTGTTGGTATTGGCGTTCTCGTTGGTGTTGGAGTAACCGTAGGTGTTATTGTTGGTGTATTGGTTGGAGTGATGGTTGGTGTAGGTGTAGGAGTGGGTGTTGGAGTTGGAGTTGGTATTAATGGGATATCAACACATACTTCATCGTAACTTCTAGTTAATTGTTCAATACTTGGAACCTCATCACACCATTCTGATGCTGGATCAAATAAATATTGTTGTAACTTAAGATCTAATGCAGTGAACTTAACGTAATCATGTTGTAATAATGCCTGATAATCTGTGTTACCATTAAATAACACCAAATCATCGACCTCACTATCATTTTCAACATTGATGTGATAAAACAATTGTGGAGTACAATAATTTAAATTAACTGACAATACCTCAACCAATTCGCCATTATGTGACAAGATATAATCCCCGTTATTAACTCTTGTTACTGTGGTTCCGGTTTCTCCTGAGCAACATTCATATCTTTCATTTAATATTGTTATTTGTTCTTCTGTTCTAACTTGTAAAAACTCAGGTAATCTATTATCTAAAAAATATGATCTTAATGGTAATACCGCACCACTACTCTCATCAACTTGTTTATTGGTGTAAACTCTTAGTCTTGTTGTTGGTAAAAATTCAAATACCGTAGTGCCGGAAGAAACTCCACTATATGTTATACCTGTTACCGTACTAACTTTGGTAGATCCTAAACAATCGATACCACTTATCGTATTTGATGTATAGACAAACGTAAATGAATAGTCATTTAAATTTTTTGCATTTACAAACTGTGTATTTGTAAATTGTGACGTATCTAAATAATATGCTGTTACAATTGTGTCCCCTGTGGTTACACTACTTATTGGTGTTACGGTGAGATCTCCAAGATCTATATAATTTTCAATATCTTCTGATGTTGTTGTTTCATCTAAAGTAACAGGATTTGTTACAACAATTAAATTAGTGTCACTTTTTAATCCATAATTAAAACTTTCTCTATATTGAACAATTGGTACTATCGTATACCCTGTACCGTTTGGGGGATTATTTGGGTCGCATATTGCTTTTAGTTGTAAACCATCAATTCTAGCCTTAACATCACAGTTCGCTCCGTCTGTAAATAAGAAATCAATTACATCGTTCTCTGTTACTCCAGAAATTAATAAACTGCAATTACTGGTTTCTCCTGATAAGCTTACAGGACTTATTGTTGCACCTGAAAGTGTTATAGACGATGTTGGATTTACTCCTTCGGAACAATTTGTGTGGACATATACTGGCCAGTATGGGGTAGATCCACTTTCAGGAATACCAATAGTATTTCCAGTAAATGTTACATATAAATCACCAACTAATATACAATCATCAGTACCTCCAGAAAACGCAAATTCGGACGTATATCTAAAATTAGCTTTAACACCACATTGAGGACCAGTTTTTGAATATTCGGAAATAACACTAAAACTAACATAGTCTCTTACCGAGCAATCATTTGTTCCATAAAAAACAGATGTGAATTTAATTGTGTCTTCACCCGGACCTCCCGTAATAAATTCATATTTTATTCGGTCAATTGGATTATTAATTACATTATCAATAAGTGATGATACCGCATTTACCCATAATTCCTTTATCTTATCAAGATCGGGGTTAAGGTATTGTTTATAATCACATATTAAAGGTAGATCCGTAAATGTACTACCTGTTGTTATAGATGTACACCCACTATCACTTAAAAATTGAATTAGATCTTCTGTTAATCCACTAAATAATAGTGCTGATGTTGTTGTATTTGTTGTTCCACTAACAACAACCATCATGTCTTCAGTTAAACCACTATATCCTTCACCACCATATATCTCACCATCGATTTCAATTATTGGGTAATAGATAACATTTGTTACGTTAAGTAATCCGCGTAAATTACCTTCTTCACCCAACAATGTTTCTAAATCTTCTTCGATTATTTGTTCGAAATCAGGATATAAATTTTCTGTGAATATTTTTATATCACAACCTTTTCTATATGTAAATTTAGATCGTCCAAAAACGCTATTTTCAATTAAATTACCTCCTGTCCATAATGTCGTTGCCGGTATAAATTGTTCAAGAAGTTTTGTCCAATATGGATTTAATTTATTTACAAATTCATTGACATTACCGATGTCATATGGATTATAGGAATTAGAATAATTTACGTAATCATAATAGATTTTCTCTAAGCTGGAGTATGATTTTTTATATTTTACTAAATGAGAATTATTGACTTGACTACTCAATACTCCATTTAAAAATTCCGCAAATGTAACCCCTGTTTGTGGGCCTAATGTTGATCCAGAATATAATTGGAGGTCTCTAGATTTTCTAAAAATATCATAATCTATACCTCTAGCAGAAGATATGTAGATGCTTATGTTTTTTCTATTCAGAATTAAATCTGAATTAATCATTAATGGGTGTGATTTGATGTTGTCAATTTCAGTTTCCAAATCGAAACCAACATTTAGACCCGGTAATGTTCTAAACACATCAAAATATTCTTCTCCGTATGTAAATTCCTTACTTCTTGTTTTTATAATTTTTGTTCTTCCCGTCAATACAGAACCTTCTTCATCTAATATTGTCCTTGATCTGTGTTGTAATGTTTTTTCATACCAACCAGCACCTTTTTGGAAAAAAATGTCCGATTTTTCATCATATGCTTGTCTTGGTAACCCCGTTATTTCATCAACAGGATACCCTTCTCTTGTAAATGTTGTGTCACCATTCTGAATTGCATCATATATATCGTTTTCTAAATCTGATGACGCTGGAAATGACGATACTTTATAAATGTATTCGTCAATTTTTATCATTGGTTCTGGAGCTCCTAAAAATCTTAGAAAAAATTCAATACTTTTTCTCGTTCCTTTTGACTTAAATAAGTGAGATAGATTAACTAAAATTCTTCTATAGAACTCATACTCAGCTTCAACCAATGTTTTTCCAACCGGTATACCACTATATTGACTTTCATTCCTTTCATATAGTAATTTATCTAAACTCTTTTCTGTCAAAATACTGACGGTATCTAATCCTAAAGTATTGGCAAGATTTTTAAGTAAAACATCGGGAACGTTATCTATTCCATCGTATGTAACGTTCCTCATGAACGCTATGTTATCAATATATCTTTTTACTCTATCAAAATTTTGACCATACAATTGAAAAATTGCTTCCGCTTTTTGTTCTTCTGTGTCAAATTCAAACAATTGTGGTGATGATAGAAATCTAATCATTAAATTAGATTTGTAACCATCGATTTGATCAGCAACATCACTTAAATTTTGAACGTAGAATTCGTATGAAAGACCATCTATTTGTATGTTCCAATTATCTTTAGATAATGGCCAAGTATAATAGACATTTGTTAGTTGGATACTTGAATTATCAAAACTATCCTTTGGAATTTTAAACGCTGACGTATATATTGGTGTTGTCTCTCTATTAAGTAATACGGTTTCGAGTTCATCTAATCCACCAAAAAACTCCTCGACAACACCATCGTTTGGTCTGATTATAAAACTTTCAGAATATGTTGTACCACTAAACGGTTTTCCATCTACCCTTAATTTAATTACGTTATTTTCATTCGGTTCGGTGTAACTAATTATAGGGTAACTAACATTGTTTATTTCAATAACATATTTCTTATATGAAGAAAAGAAATTACGTATTTCGTTATATGTTTGGAAAACCGATGTTTGTGGTGTGATCACCTTGATGTCAAATGGATTATAAATCATTGAATACTCAACATCAAAATCGGTTGTTTTAAAGTTTAAGTCATATGTTATATTAAATGCACTATTAATACCTGAACTAATTGGTGCATTTTTATCTACATATAAAGCAGCAGGGAATTTAGTTATGATATTTTTTAATGAAACAAGTATTCTTTTCTTTAAAGATCCAAATAACGACTTATTACCGTCTCCTTTTGAATTTTTAAACTTTACCGTATTGGTATCATCTTCGACCGATTGTGCGTTCTTTTCTTCTTTTAGATCATCCAGAGTTAAAAAGTCAGAAAAGGGTGAGGTTGCAAAATTTTTACTATCTTTTTCTTCTATTACTTTATCAAGAGCAAAATTAGTATTAGTCAATTGGCTGGTACCGTCAGTTATTTGAACACCGACTAAATTATCATTAAACGTATCTGCACCACTTGCCGCCTGACTAGGAACTTTTCTTTTTGCCATTATATTTCCGTAATAGTATCAAAATTTAATGTTTCGTCAATATCATCTCTCTCTTCTCTGATCTCATATAGTGTTTCGTTAAATTCATCTTTAACCTCATAGAGATTGTATTGTTTATAAATGTTATTATTGTTATCATAAATCGTGTAAATACCCGAAGACACCGCCTTGCTTTGATTACCGTACAATGCATGTGCTAGGGTTGTTTCATCGTGCTCAACCATTTCTATTTCAATCGTTGTTGGATTAAAAAATGTATTTGTTAAAATAATTTTTTGTGATGGTTGTCCTATATATGGAACGGTATTTGGTTTATTTGATGGTGCTGACGATGGTGTTACTGTCAAAAACATCAAATTTGTTGATTGTTCACTATACTGATACCTGATCGCTTTTTGTGTTGTACTTGTTAGGTTTGACACAATAGGAACACAGTAAAATGATGATGTAACAATTCTAAATAAGTTTGGTATTTTCTTATTGTCGGAAGAATTTATGTATTCAATTCTATAACCAACTAATCCCTGTGGTGTAAATTTATTTCTATCATCTTCGGATATGTTAGATAAATCTATAATGACGCCCCTGACGCTTGGTAGAGAGGCGAGTACACCACAATCTGTAATTGTTGTTCTTATTTGTTTTGGTCTTATATGTAGTGTATATATACCTAATTCATTAAAGTCTTCAGAACTTAATTTTAAATTATATAAACCACCTAAAATTTCGACATTTTGGGCATTTGGGTCGTCAGTTGTGTCACCATTATGATATAATGGAGTTAAAACATCCTTAGATGATAATTTTTTTAACGTTATTTCAGAAGTCGCTGTTCTCCCTGAAGAATAATGATATATAATTTCTACATCATCTGGTGAAACATCCGCATCTCTTACAATGCCATAAGAACCAACACTCATAAAGTTTTATTAATAAATATGAATTTTATTGTTTTTTTACAATGAAATATCCATTTTGATACACATCTAATTCTCCAACACTATTAATATCCCCCAATCTCAAGTTTTTTTCCATTACGCTTTGTTTTCCTCTCTCAATAAAAACATCGGAATATATTGTTGGCTCATCAATAAAACCTAAAAAGTGTTCATTTCTTGTTATCACTTGATTAAAAATTTCTTCTTTTGTGTAACCTACGGATGTGCCTGATATCATTGTATAACCATCATCATAATCTTTATAATAAAAATTGTCAATAGTATATGCACTAAAGTTTCCAACAGAATCTTGTCCAAGAGAAACTCCATCATAGATATTTTGTCCGTATCGTTTTAGTTCTGATATTCTACTTTTACCTAAACTAACACACACAATAT